AATGTAATGCGTTCTAGAAACATTGAATTTATAGTTTCTAAGTGCAAACCATTAACTCAATTATATGCTTTCTTTGATGGAGTAGATGTTACTAAACTATGCACTCCAAAATTGATGGAAATCTCCATGACTTCTGGAACATTCCAAGTTGGAGAAACAGTTATTGGAACTTTACCTTCAGTGGGTATACAACCAGAAGGAACTGATGCTCCATTTATTAGATTTAGGGTAGCACAAGCAGACCATAGATCTGGGCCATATAATGCACCAAAAGAAGTATTTAAGAGAAATCCATATATTTCTCAGGTTGGTGCAACTGCACTTGAAACTTTCTTAGGAACTCCAGGAACTGTTCAGGTTGCTTCTTCAAATCAACAATCTACTGAGATGCCAACAACATACTCAGCAACATCTACTATATTAAATGTTGATACAAAATCATTAAGCGATCAACCACAAGGAGATTATTTTGGATTTGCTTGGTCTGGAATGACTTTAAGAGGAGAAACAAGTGGTGCTCAAGCAGATATTACTAATCTAAGATTAATTTCTGATCTTGGTGCTAATTTAATTGGAAGTTTCTATATACCAAATCCAAATAGTGGTAATCATCCAAGATTTGAAACTGGTAAGAAGACTTTAAGACTAATTGATAGTACTTCCAACGATAAAGATAAGTGCGATACTTATGGTGAGGATGTTTATACTGCTGCTGGAACATTAGAAACAGTTCAAGAAACTATTGTTTCTGTTAGAAATGCTAAAGTTGAGACAAAACATCATTCAGAATCAAAACCTGCTAGACAACTTACGGGTTCTGGTGTTATTCAATCTAATGCTATTTCTTCAGGAGATCAAGTAACAGGTAGTAGAGAACAGTGGTATGACCCACTAGCACAATCATTCCAGGTAACTGAGAAAGATGGTGTGTTTATTACTAGTTGTGATTGTTACTTCCAGACTAAGGATGACATGGATATACCCATGACATTCCAAATCCGTACTATGAAAGGTGGTTTCCCAACACAAAAGATACTGCCATTCTCAGAAATTATTAAAGCACCTGATGATATTGTGGTTTCTCAAAATGGAACTCTTCCAACAAGATTTACTTTTGATGCACCAGTTTTCTTAGAAGGTGGTAACCAAGAATATGCTATTTGTTTAGCATCATGGTCAACTAAGTATAAAGTCTTTATTTCAAGGATTGGAGAATCTGATATATTGACTGACGAATTTATATCTCAGCAACCATATCTTGGATCATTATTTAAATCACAGAACGCTTCTACTTGGGATCCATCTCAGTGGGAAGATTTAAAATTCCATTTCCGTAGAGCAGAATTCCAAAATGAAGGAACTATGGAATTATATAATCCAGTTCTTTCTGAAGGTAATGCACAAATTGCAAAACTAATGCCCAACTCTATTAATATTAATTCAAATAGGGTTAGACTTGGTATAGGAAGAACTCTTACAGATACTGTTCTTCAGTTTGGTAATACAATTGCTCAAGCAGCACATAATGATGGGGCAACTGCTCACACATCACCATCAAACGCAACTGGTAATTATGTTGGAAATGCTGGTATTGCTACTGGCGATATGTCAATTATTAATGCTGGTTTAGGTTATACACCTACTAGTGGTTCTTATGGATTTACTGGTGTTGGTATGACTAACATTACTGGAACAGGTGATTTTGTTACTGCTAATGTTCATATTGTTGATGGTGTTGTCGGTGCTTGCACAGTCACATCTTCTGGTAGTGGATATACTAAGGGCGATGTCTTAGGTATTGCAACTATTGGAAATAATAATGTTGGTAGAAATGCAAGATTGTCTATTGTTTCTATAGGTCAAACATCTGAATTAATTCTTGATAACGTTCAAGGTAATTTTGCTCTTAATGGAAGATTAACATATACTAACGGAGTAACTGGTTTAATAACTGCTGTGAATGCTAACACATATGGTGGTATTTCTAGTTGCACAGTTGAAAAAATTACTGTGGTTAATGATGGATTACACTTTACTGTGGATCATTTAAATCATGGTATGCATCATGATACTAACAGAGTCGAAATTACAGATGCAGCATCTGATGTTCCTCCAACTAAATTGACATTACCATATAATTCAAGTGCTTCAGGATCTATTGCTGTTGAAAGCACTGATAATTTAGGAACATTTGAAAATGTTTCTGTTGGTGCAACCAATCCTGGTTTATTGCAGATCGGAGAAGAGATTGTCAAATACACTGGAGTATCTGGTGGTTCTATAACAGGAATAACAAGAGGAGACAAGAAGAAGAATTATTTAAAGGGAACACCAGTTTATAAGTATGAGATGGGTGGAGTTTCATTGAGTAGAATTAACAAGACTCATTTAATGAGTAACGTTACTGATACTGATCCTGCTCCTCTATCATTTGATCATTATACACTTAAATTAGATCAAGGTGGTGATATATCTGCTGATAATAGCAAATATTCAATTAATAGAAGCTCTACTACTGCTTCTAGTTTCCCACCAATTCATTTCAATGATACTAAATCAACAGGTGGATATGGAATTCATGCAACACAGAATATACCATATCAAATTGTTGCTCCAATGATTCATAATGTAACTGTTCCTGGAACAAATGTTACTGCGACAATGAGAACTGTATCTGGTTCTAACCTTGCTGATGGAACGGGTCAGGGAACTGATTTACCATTTGTAGATAAGGGATATGAATCAATTACAATAAACAAAACAAATTATCTTAGTTCTGCAAGATGTGTTGCATCTAGAGTTAATGAAAATAATAATGCTGTGCTTGGTAATTTCCCAGGAAATAGATCATTTGGTATAACTGTCAATATGGCAACCTCAAATACTATGGTAACTCCTATACTTGATTTACATAGATGCAGTTCGATCTTTATTTCTAATAGAATTGATGCCCCAATTTCAAATTATAAGACAGATCCTAGAGTTAATACTCTCAAAGATGATCCATCTTCATGCCAGTATATCTCTAGAGAAAATGCATTAGAAAGTCCTGCAACTTCCATTAAGATTATACTTAATGCTCATATTAACAAATACTCTGATATTAGATGTTTCTATGCGATTAGTGATACTCCAGGATTTGAACCTGTCTTTATTCCATTCCCTGGATATAAAAACTTTAATAATAGAGGTCAAATTATTGAGTTATCTGAGAGTGATGGAAGACCTGATAAGTATGTTCCAGATTCTGATGTAGGTGGTATTGATGATACAAATGTTAATTTCATGGAATTTACATTTAGCACTGACGATTTACCAACATTCAAATACTACAGAGTTAAATTTGTTCTTAGTGGAACAGACCAAACATTTGTTCCCAGAGTATCTGATTTGAGGGTTATTACTCTAGCATAATGAATGAATACATTAAAGTAAAAGATCACTCCAACCTTGTAAGAGATCCAAGAACTGATCAAATTATCAATACCGACCATGCTGAATATGATCAGTATATGGCTCGTCGTAGTGCAAGAAAGAAAGACAAACAAAAAACTCTTTCTGTTGAACAAGATCTTGATCGTTTAAAAGCTGAGATGGGTGAAATCAAATCTCTATTAAAGGAATTAGTCAATGGCAAATAAAAAGATTACATTTGATCCAGAATCTGGTGTAGCAGCTGCTGCTAATTTCGTTATTAATGGCGGTGCTAATTTTACAGGAACATTTGAAGTAGTAGATACTTCTAATACTGGATGGAATTTTTCTACAACTAATTCGGTTGGTATTGCTACAACCACTGGATGGACAGGTTCCTCTCAGATGACAAAGAGTGTTTCTATTGGGTCTACTGGTTATCCTGTAGCAACCTTTTCTGTTGGTATCGATACTACTAGTTCTACTGCAGGAAAGTTTACAATTTCCCTTGGATCAACTGCTACAAGAACTTTAAGTGAAGGTAGATATGTTTATGATGTTCTTGTTAGTTCTGGAGCGACTGTATATAAGATTGTTGATGGAACAATTTTAGTTCAACCAGCCATTTCGGCAGCACTATAAATATTGATAGAGGTATTGTATAAATGTCCCAACCAGCATCACGTTCAGAACTTATTACCTACTGTAAAAGGCAGTTAGGTGCTCCTGTATTGGAGATTAATGTTGCTGATGAACAAATAGAAGATATTCTTGATGATGCAATTCAGTTTTTTCAAGAGAGACATTTTGATGGTGTATATCCAACTTTTTTAAAGTATAAGTTAACTGAAAACGATATAAAACGAGGAAGATCAAGAGGTGATCGTACTGATAATGTAGGAATAACAACTACAACTGCTAGTGCAACTATTGATGGCGGTACTACTAATTTCAGTTGGACAGAGACTAGTAACTATCTACAAGTTCCTCCAGAAGTTATTGGAGTAACAAAAATATTCCATTTTGATGGATCAGCTTCCATGTCAAGTGGTATGTTTAGTGTTAAATATCAAATGTTCCTAAATGATGTTTATTATTGGGGTGCAATGGAGATGTTGTCATATGCAATGACAAAGACATACCTTGAAGATATTAATTTCCTATTAACAACACAGAAACAAATAAGATTTAATCAAAGACAAGATAGATTGTATATGGATATTGATTGGGCTAATGTTAATGAAGATGATTATATTGTTATGGATTGTTATAGGGTTTTAAACCCAAATGATTATTCAAGAGTTTGGAATGATTCATTCTTGAAAATGTATCTAACTGCTCTTGTTAAGAGGCAGTGGGGTCAAAACTTAATGAAATTCACAGGAGTTAAACTTCCTGGTGGGGTCGAATTAAATGGAAGACAAATGTATGATGATGCAGAAAAAGAACTCGAAAGGATCCGTGAAATGATGTCTAACTCTTACGAACTTCCACCATTAGATATGATAGGTTAAGATTATGGCACTTAACCCATTTTTTCAGCAGGGTTCATCTGGAGAACAGAGTTTAGTTCAATCGCTTATTAATGAGCAATTGAGAATGTATGGTGTAGATGTACACTATATGCCTAGAAAGTATGTTGAAGAGAAAAGTATATTAAAAGAAGTAACTGCATCAAAGTTTGATGATGCATATCCTATAGAAGCATATATTGATAATTTTGATGGTTATGGAGACAATCCAACAATGTTGTCTAAGTTTGGTATTCAGGCAACCAATGAAGTAACTCTAATTATTTCTAAGGAAAGATTTGAGACTTATATTTCTCCTTTAATGAAAAATGAGTCTAATATAAAATTATCAACTAGACCAAAAGAGGGGGATTTAATTTACTTCCCATTAGGAGATCGTCTATTTGAAATTAAGTATGTAGAGCATGAGAAACCATTCTATCAACTTAAGAATACATATGTTTATGAATTACGTTGTGAGCTCTTCCGTTACGAAGATGAAGTTATTGATACTGGTGTTGATGAAATTGATGATACTTTAGAGGCAATTGAAGGTGCTGATGGTGAAGAAGTTCTCATTGGTGCTAGTGGAACACAGAAGTTGACTTTAGTTGGAACTGCTGTTCAAGCAACTGCTATTACAGGTATTGTGAATGGTGGTATTCAATATATAAGTCTATCTAATAGGGGTAATAGTTATACATATGCTCCAAGGGTGGCTATATCATCTGCACCAGGTGGTGGATTAAGTGGCATAGCAACTGCAAATTTACTTGGTGGAATTACTGTATGTTCAGGTGCAATTGATGATAGTGCTAAGAAAGTAGTTCAAAGTATTAATCTTATAAATCCAGGTTATGGGTATACAAGTAATCCTCAAATAGAAGTATTTGGTGATGGAACGGGAGTTGCAGCAACTTCTAAAATGGAAAATGGAACTGTTGGTATTGTAACTATTAGTTCTGGTGGTTCTGGATATACTACTTCACCAACTATAACATTTACAGCACAGAATGGAATTTCTACAACAGGTGCTGCAGGAACAGCAATTATAAGTAGTGCAGGAGCAATAACTGCTATTCATCTAACCAATGCTGGTGCTGGATATACAGTTGCACCAACAATTACTATTGCTTCACCTGGAAGTAGTGGAACTGGAAACTACTCATTTAATGAGACAGTTACTGGTAGTGTAAGTGGAGCTACAGCAAGAGTAAGAACTTGGGATTCTACAACTAGTGAAATGGAAATATATAATATCAGTGGTGCATTTAAAACAAGTGAGACACTTACTGGATCATCTTCTGGAGCATCTCATTTGATTAGGTTAATTGACCTAACTAATTTTGATGATGGTTTTGGTGAAAATGATGAGTTTGAAATTCAAGCAGATGCTATTTTAGACTTCTCTGAAGGTAACCCATTTGGTACCCCCTAAATATAATACAATAGGTCTATAACTATGTTTGAATATTTTTATAACGAAATCCTACGAAAAACAATTATTGGTTTTGGAACACTGTTTAATGGCATAACTATTAAACAGGAAGATTCAACTGTGAAAGTTCCTTTGGCATATGGGCCTATACAGAAGTTTTTAGCAAGATTAGAACAAGCACCTGAGTTGAGTCAAGCAACTCAAATGTCATTACCAAGAATGTCTTTTGAGTTTAATGGTTTGACGTATGATCCATCTAGAAAGGTAACAACAACTCAGCAGATTACTGTTAAAAATCCAGATGATGGCACAGATATTAAGAAAACATATGTTCCAGTTCCTTATAATATGCAATTTGAACTTGCTATTATGTGTAAGTTAAATGATGATGCATTGCAAATTGTAGAACAGATTTTACCATATTTCCAACCACAATATAATTTAACAATCAATCTTCTTTCTGATATAAATGAGAAAAAGGATGTGCCTGTTATTTTAGAAAATATTACAATGCAAGATGATTATGAAGGTGATTATACTTCCAGAAGAGTTCTTACATATACTTTAAGATTTACTGCTAAGACATACTTATTTGGCCCTGTTTCTTCTGCATCCAAAGATATCGTCAAGTCTGTTTCTGTTCGTTATCTTGCTGGTGGTTCTCAGAGCACACAAAGAGATGTTACTTATGCTGTTAAACCTAGAGCAATCAAGGATTATACAGGAGATGTTGTTACAAATCTTGCAGAAGATATTACTGCAATTGCGACTGAAATTAATGTCAATGATGGAACTGCAATTACTGTCAAGAAGTATATTGAACTTGAGGGTGAAGAATTGTATGTTTCTAAGATTACTGGTAATAAACTTACTGTTAAGAGGGGTCAAGATAAGACCGTTGCAGTTGCTCATGTAAGAGGAACTGATATTAAGGGTATTGATTATAGTGATAATGCCGAGGGTGTTGGTGTAGATACTGCATTAATAGAACTAGGTGATGACTTTGGATTTGATGGTTCATACTCATGAAGAAAACCAATTTAGATGATGCATTTAATGTAGAAGTTTCCGAAAATCCTGAAGGTGGTTGTGCTACCAGAAAGGATCAACTTACCAATGTTACAAATACTGGTCTAACTAAACCAGATAGATTAACTAAGGATGATATAACTAAAGATTATGAATATACTCGTGGCAATCTCTACAGTATTATAGAGAAGGGTCAGGAAGCAATTAATGGTATTCTTGAACTTGCACAAGACAGTGAGATGCCTAGAGCATATGAAGTTGCTGGTCAGTTAATTAAGAGTGTTTCTGATGCGACTGATAAGTTGATGGATCTTCAGAAAAAACTTAAAGATGTAGAAGAAGAGACTCAGCAAAAAGGCCCGTCTACTGTTAATAACGCATTGTTTGTTGGTTCTACTGCAGAACTTCAAAA